ATATCAGGGTGCATCAATGGCTCTCCACCCCCACTCCATGTAATAGCTTTAGTACCCATGTTGGCTAGGTCATGCAAGATCTCAATCATCTTATCTCTAGGGATGATGTCATCTTCCTTCATGTCCTCGTGCATACCGCTAACAATATGTTCTTCTTCTCCACCGTCTTTTACTCTAAAACCAGTGCTATACACGCAAAAGAAACAGCCATGATTACAAAGGTTGATTGGCTTGACCCGAACATACACAGGTGCAGTAACTCTCCCCGCCTCAAAAGAAATCAGCTTTTCTGGATGGTGAAAGATCTTAAAATCGCTATATTTATTGCTTTTCACGCTAAATCCTTATATTCGACCAACATTACGGAATCAAAAGTCTTGCTGGCAAGGTCATAAAACACTTCAATATCACCCTCATCTTTCATATTCCACACAGGAAAACTGACCATTTTGCGTATTCCCTCAGTTAAATCTTGAGTATGAGTAGCGCCTGTATAAAGAGGCTTCTTGGTATTACCCACAATGCAACGAATAATGGCTTTTGGATGAAACTCACCATGAGAGATTTTGGCTATTTTGTCTAAATGGTTGACCATTGCATCCATTGCGTTCATTAAGAAGTCCATACGCTCAATAAAGACCACTGGAAGGTATCCTTTGAGTGATAGTCCTATTGCAAACCCCATCATCAAGTTCTCTGCTACAGGCATCTCAATAATCTGACTATCTGCCACTTCTTTTAGCGTACCTAATGCTCTGCCTTTTTTAAGACCATAGCCAATAAAACGCACTTGAGGGTTTTGGGCTAATTTGGTATTGGCTTTAGTAAGCTCATCCTTGTAGCTCATTTAACATCCTTAAAAACAATATGCTTTTTAGTACCGTTACCCGCATGAGGATAAGTAGGATCGTAGTTGTTACGAATTACGCACCCTGGCAGCCTAAACCTAAACTGATAAGGTAAGCGCTCCTCCAAAGTTGAATCCACGCTACGGTTGTTATCTTCAATAATGAATGTGCAAGGTAAATCATGTCCTTGGACCATCATTACCGCTTCGTAGAAGTGTCCTTGCTCCTCTGCGCCATCACCTAAGAAACACCAGACCCTACTAGAGCTGCCTTCTTCTTTTAAAGCGTAAGCCAGACCTGTTGCAATAGCGCAAGTGCCAGATAAAATGCTCGAAGTAAAAAAGTGACGGTTATTGTCGAAAACAAACATAGAATCGCCATCCAAAATGCTTGCCATAAGCTCATTTGCGGGTATTCCAGCCAATAGAGCGTGATGGTGATTCCGATGAGTGCTGAAAATCCAATCTCCATCTTTAATCTCCTTAAACAAGTCAATCAAGAAATCCTCATTACCGCCTGATAAATGAATGAGGTAAGGTAAATCTCCTGCTTCCCAGTGAGCTGCTACCGCTTTCTCAAACTCAATTAAATCTTCTTTTGTGCAATTTTTCATTAAAACAATGAATCCTTAATAACAGGTGAAATCGTCTTTTTAGTAACCATACATTTGCGCTTAGATCCTTCTTTAAGCATCCCCATCTCTAGTAGTTCATTGACCCTACCGCAAATTGAACTTAACTCTAATCCAGTTAAAACATGAAGCTCCCTGCGTGAATACCCCTCACCAGGATTCATAAAGTCCAATATGGCTCTAGCTTGTGAGCCTACTTTGCCACTGGCTTTATGCTCTTTATAAGCGCTAATCGAGGTCTGAGCGACTGTCATACAAATTCCTTGATAACCACGCAATCATTACAAACCTTCACTATTTCGTAACACTTTGTCTTACGCCAAAATAACAATTTCATATTTATCCCCATAAATAGTGGTGAGCTGCTCAAAAAGACCCTCACCGTAGCCCACCTAACTATCTGGCTAATTTACGCCAAATTCGCATCTGAGCTTGCGGAGTGATCTTCCATTCGGTCAATCATTACTACGCATCCACCACCTTTGATTGGTAAACCTCTCTCAATAGTGATTCTCTGCACGCTAACATCGTCTGTATATACGATCCCGATAAGTGCATCCAATATTGGTTTGACACAGTTATCAATGTCCATAAGTTTCTTTGAGCGTGGTCTAAGGATGATGTCAACCCATACAGGGGCATCTCCAAAGCTGGATACTCGGTATTCTTTGCAATAAGCTGCCACATCATTTTTAAAATCCCTTCCCCGTTGGCTGATAAACCTACGATGTCCACTAGCGATCCAGTAATTATTGATTGAGGGTGGATAAGGTAGGTTTAAATGAATCATTAGCAGTTAATTGGTTTAAATGGTCCTTCGGTATTGGTATCCCAACAGCAAATACCACCTGTATAGTCACGCTCACACTTAGTAGCTGCATAAGAGTTAACGCAATAAGATAAAAGGCTACCAAAAAGACAACTTATAAAAATAGCAAATATTAGTGTTTTCAAAATGGTACTTCCCCGTCATCAACCCTGTTAACTTCTTTTGGATAAACGCCAGGGTTTTGTGGCTTCCAATTATCTTCAGACAGACTGATTAGGCTACCTTTAGGGGTTTGCTTAGTCCAGCCAGCAATCTTCAGGGTTTGACCCGCTTTATAGTCCTCTGAGAGCAATAGCGTACCTTTCCAATCAGGAGAACGCTCATTGGTTTTCTTTTCGTTCTGAAACAGAACACCTTTGCCCATCTGGGCGATATGACCATTAGCCATTGTTGATTTCCTTTCTAATTGCTTGGAGTTTTGATAAGAACTTCGCTGTAGTATTGCCGTCAAATGTTTTTGTATAGGCTTCATTGACATCTCTAAATGCCTTTATCTTGGAGAACTTTTCCTCTGCTGTCATCTTGGTAGATTCATGGATCTTGGCGTGCATCTCTGCAAATCCATCAATCCAATCGTCTTTACACACATAATGCGCATACGGAACATCATTACCAGGAACATACATCGGCAACGCCATATCTGGGATGTCATTAGGAATAGCGGAAAGATCGACTACGCTAGGAATGACTGACCCCATGTCTTTTAATACGGTAGGCTTGACGGTCTGGGTTTCGAAGTTTTCGACTTCATCAGGTGAGTAGAACCCCGTAACAGATCCTGGGAAAACTGATCTAACCCCCTCTGAAATACAACGGCTTCTGAGCATCGCTCTGGGAAACTTTTGCCATCCGCTTCCTGGTTTAACAAGACCAATTTTGGTAGCTTGTCCAATGGTCCATGTAACCGCAAGGTTACCCCCGACGGGGTGTGAAAAAACTCCTGTAACTGATTCATCTGTGTAGTCCTTCCATTCGACTTTGCCACCTGCATTTTGGAAACGGGCAAGCATCGCATCAGCTTTTAATGCTGGTCTGCCCTGGATGATGTGAAAGTCACGAGCTGCTGTTGCAGGATGTAAACCTTCCGCCTGTGCTACCGCCATCAACGCTAGAACGCTGTTGGTGTCCTTCATACCAAACAGACCAGACTTGGCTATTGCTTGTGCCATCTGCTCCATCTCGTTAAAACTGACAATATTGCTCATAATTCCTCCGCTTTTTCTGCGTGTTTAGTGGAATACTCAATCCAGTCATTCATTAGATTGTGTTTCGCAATAAAAATCATTGCTAATTGCAATTCCTCATAAGCCATAAATGGAACATTAGAACCAATCCAATTGCCCATAGCAAACCCGCTATCGTCTTTTTGAAAATCATCAAAAAAACCCCAATAAGCAAAACCTTCAGACGGCTTTAAAAGTAACTCCATAATTTTTGTTGATGGATTAAACATGAATAATCTCCGATAGTGTGTAAATAGTGTCAATGACTGAACTTACAGCCATGATCCAAACTGCTATATCAATATTGCTCATTTTCTTGCCTTCCCAATACGCAAGTAGTTTGATACCTCAAGCATCTCAAGTATTTGTCAAGAACTTGCCTTACTCTAGTTGGCGTAACTCCGTAAAACTTGGCTAAATTCTTTATGTTTTCACCTTCTCTATAGCGAAAATCCAAAACTGCCATCTCTTTGAAATTCCAATCGTTTTTATTTGTCATTTGACTAAGAACCTCCGAGATCCAGGGGTTTCGACCACAAACTGCTCATAAATATCAGGCATGGCACTCTGGAATAGTGATGCTGAGAACTTCTTAGAGCCTTTAGATGACTTCCAAGAAACTAATGTCTGTCCATCCACTGTTCTAATCTCTTGGCTTTCTCCCATAAGATTTCTGACAGCCACTTCAATTTGCTCCTCAGTGGCTTCAAGGTGTTT